CGCGGAGGTCGCAGCTGAATCTCCCTCCGTCAAGATAAGTGTACACTCGGACGACTTTGTCGTGCCAGCCCACAGAGCATCCTCAAGCTTAGGAATACCCCTGATCGTCTTCTTTTTCGCGCCGTCCGTCTTCTTGGCCTCCTTCGCAGCCTTCGCTTCGACAATGCTTTGGGCTTCCTCGAGAAGACCAATCTTGACGAGTGTGTCGCAGAATTTCGGTGAGCACTTGAAGACTGAGCCAAACTTGTTGGCGGGCGTCGTTAGACACTCCTTTGTCTGTGAATCAAAGGACGGATTCACAATAGTTGCGTTAACGAAGAAGAGAACTGCGTCCTTCAGCTGCGACGGCTTGACCTCAATCTTCTTCTTCTTGGCGATTTCGCAGAAATCAGTGAGGATATGGCGAGTGACCGTTTCCACGTGCTTACCGCCCTTTTTAGTGTTCACGCCGTTCGCGAATGAGACATGGCGTTCATCGTGCGTATCGTCATCATCGAATAGAGACCGTGTGAGGACTGCGGCAACAGCCCAACGCTCACCACACTGCTCAAAAGCGATGGAGGCCTGGTCCTTCACAAAGAGATGCGTGAACTTCTCGAAGGTGTTTGTTGGAACAACCTGTCCCTGCCAGGAGACCTTTACATCCTTGCCGCCGAGTGCGGCGAGTTCAATTGCCCTTGTCTGAAGAACATTCATCATATCCTTCATGGAAAGGCCAACAAACCGCGTGAGGTCGGGCTGGAAGGTGATGCGGACAAAGCCCTTGGAAGCCTTGTCCTTTGTAATGGACGGCTTAGAACACGTTGACATGTGGTTCAACCATGTCTGCTGATATTTGAGACCAGCCTTCGTGTCACGCGTCTCTACAATAAACTTGTCACTGAAGATATTCGCGAGCTTGGCTCCATATCCATTCTTGCCTCCGACAATCTTCTCCTCGTCTTTGTTGTAGTTGCCGCTGGTGAGAAGATGACCAAAGATGAGCTCAGGGGCATAGACCTTATACTCAGAGTGCTCCTGGATAGGAATACCGTCACCGTCGTTCTCTACGACAATCTGAAAGTGACCGTCGACGTCTGAGGCGGAGATTTCAATATGCTTTACGGGAGTCTTATCCTTCTCCGACTGAGAACGGATAAGTGCGTCACGAGCATTGACTACAATCTCATCAAAGAGCTTGTAGAAACCAGGATTGAAAGCCACTTGTCTGTGAACCATCTTTCCCTTCTCTGCGTCATAGACCCATCGGAGTTCCGCATGAGTTTCCACAGAACCAATGTAGGTATCTGGAAGCTCAAGGATGTGATCCCGATGGGTTAGACGCTTATACTGATCGGCGGTGGATGCCATTGTTTTTCCTGCTGGGCAAGGGGGGGGCCTTGTGAATCAATTTTGGCCAGCTGGTCTTTTTCTATAGACTATAATAGACTAGATGGCGGCTCAGCCTTTATCCTATACAGATCTTTTGTATAAGGGACCTTCTTCTGGGGCAGGCTCAAATCTTCAGGTTCAGAATGATTTGATTTTAAGGCCGCGGATTGGTGGCTCTAGAGGTGGCTTCTATCCCAGTATAATGAAAGGGGTGGTTGACGGAGGAGTTTACCTCGCACCTTTAGCTGCCCTTACAGGTAGAAGGATGTTCACTCGTAAAAATGGCGGGGGCAAGAAAGAGAACTGGGCTAGAAATCGTGGAGAGGCAAAGGTTTCTTTAGAACGATACGGCAAACCCTCTGCGGTGAATGTAAATAAGTATGCCGCACTGAAGCGTAAGGATACACGAAAGGCAGCTGACTTTAAGAGAGCTTTTATCCAGAGAAAGGGACTTATTGTAGTCAAGGAAGGAAAGAAGCCTCGTAAGGAACAGAAGAGACCAACAAATAAGGCACTTGAGGCGGAGTATAAGAGAGTTCAGTCTAGACGTGCTCCTCGGGCTAAGTGGGCCAATCAGGTTCACGCGGCGAGTGAAACTCTCAAGCAGTTCAAGAAGAAGAATCCTGGAATTAAGAGATTCAAGGGTAACTTTATGACACTCGCTTCTCTAAGACGGTTAGGTATGGACGAAAAGGAGTTTTTTCAAAAATACAAGACACTGAAACTCCCTAATTCGGCTGAATTAGAGTCGGACTCAGTCTCTCCTCCGATGCGTGCTACGTCTAGACGGCGTGCTCGTTCCCCACCGTCTGCGTCTCCTCCTTCTCGTTCCCCTCCTAAACAACCCAAGGGAACAAAGAAGAATGAACACAAGGATCGTGCTCTCAAGACTCTACGCAACCTTAAAAAGACATATAAGAATGGATTAACCCGAGTTCCTGGAAACTGGGCGAAGTTAGCCACTCTGTATCGTAAAGGCGATGTAAGAGGCCAGCAGGAGTTCTTGAGAAGTTATGGAGTATCGGATAGTGATGTTGTGGCCGCCACAGCTCCTCTAGCGAGAGAAAGAGCTCCTGCCGCTGCTCCTGCTGCTACAAGAAAGGTTTCTGCGACGCCGTCTCAATATACACGGAACCAATATTGGGCCGCGTATAGACAGGCAGGTGATAATTTAAGGACACAGGGTATTGCTAGACCGAAAGCTGCAAACAAGAGACGGTTACTTGAATCGAGACGTCAGGGAATGAGTATGGGTGCTTCTGCTGCTCCCGCGCAATCTCGTGTTCGTGTTCGTGTTCAAGCCCCTGTCAGAGGCAGCCCCGTTGGCGCCGAGAATCTTCAAAGGGCAAGAAATACGTTACTCGCTGTTGGACCTGAAGGGGCAGCGGGCCCGAGTATCGCCCAGACACTTCAATTTGCTCGCATGACGAAGAATGGACGCGAAGACAATGTCGATAGATTTATTGAGACCTACGCAGAGCGAAAAGCTGCGACACTCGCCAGGCGGTTAGCTACGGCGGCCAAACGGGGCGTCTGAGACTCTTCCGTCTAAAGCAGAATACCCAAGTCATTAACATGGCATCTACAGGGAGACCCAATACGAATGGAAATTTGTTTGAGATCAAGACGGTCCAGTCAGGAGCTTTCCGGACGTTAATAGAGGCTCTCAAAGAAATTTTGACGGAAGCCAATCTCGAGTTTGATAGCCAGGGCCTTAAGGTAATGGCCGTCGACGAGACTCACACTGTTTTAGTGTATCTACGTCTACACGCTGACCGCTTTGAGTCATATTACTGCCCGCAGAAGTATGTTTTGGGTGTGAATATGATCTACCTCTTCAAGCTCATCAAGACAATGGGTAACAATGACAGCCTGACTCTGTATCTTCCTGCGTCCAATCCGAACAAGCTCGGAATCCGCATGGAAAACTCTGAGAAGTCCACCGTGACGAACTACTTTCTGAAGTTGTTTGACACGGATGTGGAGGACATCCAGATTCCGAATTTGAACTTTCCGTCGATTATCCACTTGCCGTCTGTGGATGTCCAGAAGATCTGTCGTGATATGAACGCTCTCGGTGAGAAGCTCGACGTGGAGATCACATCTTCAGGCTCAGATCTGATCTTCAAGTGTATGGGCGATTTCGCAGAGCAGGAGACGATCATCAGTGAGAATAACAGCACGGTGAAGGTCCAGAAGAATACGACGAGCAATGAGATTGTCCAGGGCCTGTTCCAGCTGAAGCATCTTGTTCTGTTCACAAAGTGTACATCGCTATGTCCGTCAATTGAGCTTTATTTGAAGAACGATTATCCGCTCATTCTACGCTACACTGTTGCGAATTTAGGTGAAGTGAAGCTGGTTTTGGCCCCGATTAAGAATAAACAAGCGTGATGTTAATTCTACGCTAATGGTAAATTATCCAAAACAACAGAGACCGACGCAGTTGACGCGGGCGAGGCAAACAGCTGATTGGTTCCAGGGACGTTCGGGCCAAAGGTGTGAAAGAGGGTTATTGTGCTTGAAGGGCCCCAATACTTCATTGACGAGATTGTATTTGAATCAGTTATAATGAACCTACTTTTTTCTTGGGAAAAATAGGGTTGATTAATCGCATTTGTATTTAAGATGTAATAGTTCAAGGATTCTGTGCCAATAATATTCGTTGTCGCAAAGGTTGATCCAATAACTAAAAATGTATTAAATTGATAATCTCTTGATACTGAATCATAATAACCAAATTGGAGATTCGCCTTTGTTTCAATATCAAGCCTGCTATTCGCAGCCCCACTGAGCATTTTATTTCTGAACGCGGGGCCCAAATCAAACTGAATTGTTGAAAGTGTGGTTCCTCGCGTTATTCCTGTATATAAGAAATTAGTATTTGACCAATTTCCTGCGAGCGAATTGCTAAATGTAGACCGAATACTTGTAAAATTCGCAAGAGAGCTGAAGAGTTGTGTAGAGGATACATATCCTGATGATGCGAGTCCCGTCACAGTGCTCGTTAATTGTGTAGAGGATACATATCTAATAGACGCTAAACCGACTAAACTGCTCGTCAACTGTGTCGAGGATACATAGCCTATCGACGCCAAACCGACTAAACTACTTGTGAGCTGTGTTGAGCTTATGAATCCTATAGAGGCCAAACCGACTAAACTGCTTGTGAGCTGCGTTGAGCTTATGAATCCTATAGAGGCCAAACCGACTAAACTACTTGTAAGCTGTGTAGAGGATACATAGTTCGCAGTTCCTAGACCCGCGACAGTGGACGCAAGGGCCATATTCACGGTTGAATAGAGAGTTGGGGAAGAAATATATCCTAGAGATCCTAAGCCGACCAAACTGCTTGTCAGTTGTGTCGAGCTAATATATCCTATGGACGCAAGTCCCTGTGACGTTGATATAAACAGGGAGCTGATATTTGAATTTCCAATAAAAAGTGTGGATATGTTTGCGACCCCGCTTACAGAAAGCCCGAAGGTGCTGATGGAGGAGGCGGTGATAAATCCTGAACTTAGAAAGACAGTGCTCAGATTATTAAAAATAAAAGAACTAACATATCCTGCTGATCCGAGGCCGACTATACTACTGGTCAGCTGTGATGAACTAACGTATCTCGCTGTTCCTAAACCTATTACAGTTGACGCAAAGAGAGGACCACTTCCTGCGACAGTTGAATAGAGCGAGGCAGAACTTATATAGCTAAGAGATCCTAGGCCCACCAAGCTGCTTAGCAACTGCGTCGAGCTTATATAACCAATAGATCCAAGTCCAACTACACTGCTTCTCAGTTGTGTAGAACTTATATAACTAATAGATCCAAGGCCGACTAGACTGCTTGTTAATTGTGTAGATGATATAAATCCAGCGGATCCCAAACCAACAATTGTGCTGTTCAATGGAGTTAAGATAATACCACTCGATAAGTAACCCATAGATCCGAGACCAATTAGACTACTTGTAAGACTGGTCGTTGAAATATATCCAGAAGTCCCGAGGCCTTTCACAGTGCTGGGTAAGAAAATCTGTTGCGAGCTGGGATAAGAAGGGACAAAAAAGGCAACAGTGGAGGCCAGGTATCCGTTTGTTGTGCTGATGGATGAAATAACAAAGATTGTTGTGCTCACAATTTGATCCGGGAGATCCGCCCATCCGAATGTGCTGAGGACTTCAAGAGGGTTTTTGAAGAGAACGACACCTTTCACATCTGCTGACAAAATATAATTTGTTGATAAAGGTGTATTTGTCATCGGGTCATATGCAAAGATACGACGCATGACTAAAGAGTCAGTGTCGTATGTTTTCCTGGAGGACGCTCCTGTTCCTATATTTGTAGGGGGGCAGCCACTCATCTTCTAGTTCCATCTAAAATCCCCTGAACGATTGAATTCAGAGTTTGTAGTTGAATACCTTGCCCGATAATGGTGGATTCTGCGGCCTCTTTATCGCTAATGATTTTCTTAACAGCTCCATAAAGACTCATATTGAGCTGATCTGTATTAAGCCACATTGTATCTCTCATTCCTAAGATTGGATTAATAGTAACTGCCTTTGGTTGAACCCTGCTCACTTCTTGGGCCAAAAATCCAAGGACATTTCTATCTGTTACTTTAAATGTATTATTAAATGAAGATATATAATTAAAGCGATGTAAAGGAATAGACTTGATATCGTCATAACAACGTCCATAATCGGCATCAACTACATTCTCTTTAACACGTTCATCTGAGATTGTTGTCCAAGTCGTGCCACCGATACGACCTACGGTTCCTGCTCCTAGGACTGTAAGATTAAATATTGAATTTGTTGATAAAGGATAGGCCCCGCCGCCCCAAATCATTACACTAGAAAAGGCACCTGGTCCATTAACAAGAATGGAACTAATAGAGCTAATATTCAAAACGGGTGATGAGAGATATCCCGCCGACCCGAGGCCTTTTACAGTGCTTGTCTGTTGTTGCGAGATTGTTAAGATACTGTCATTGAGCTGAACGATCGTTGCCCTTGCGTTAATCAAACCTGTAAGGGTGTAGAATTCGAGGCCCGTCGACAAAGCAAGCCACGAGATTGTAGAAAAAAGAACATTTGAGATTCCGCCAAAACTCGTTGACAAGCTACTGACTGTCGTCACAAAAGTCGACTTATCAACATAATTAGTGCTCATGGTGCTCGTGGCTCTCCCATATACACCAAATGTCTCACCACTCAAAGCGAGATATCCCTTGCTTGTGAATGAACTAATGCTCATAAACACCGTGTTCGTCGTGACATTCGTGCTTAGTTGAATATCATTAATACCCGCGAAGGTGAGAACAGTTGATGGAGAGTTCGCCGTCAAATAGTATCCGAATTGTTGGTTCGCATTTGATATTGGTGTTGAGATTGACGGTATTACTTGTAATTGACTAAACCCATAAATGCCTGTAGATACAGTATTAACTGTCATTGGACCGCGAATGATAAAAGTATTATTGGTTGGATCGGATCGAACCTGAATAGCACCCTCGCCTGCGATCTTGAGAGTTGGATAGAGATATCCATTCGAAAAGGAAGCCAATAGATTCCCGCCGCTCACATCGATCTGTTGAAAGGCCTTCGCAAAGAGAGATGTTTGATTCGAACCTATCGGGCCATCGACCATTCCAATTCCGGGCCCCGAAGCGAGCCGAAACGTATTATAACTCAAATCAGCCGTATAGTTTCCCGCATCCGTTATAATCTGGTTGAATCCACCATTTAAGCCAAGCGTGGACGGAATGGCCCAATATGTCCCACCGAGTCCGTTGGCGGTTAGCACTCTCTGAGCAGGAATATTTGAGTTATTAATATCTTTCGCAAATACTGTCTTAAGTGTTATTGTGTCGGTATTATATGTTCTTCTCGATGACGCCATTCTACTCCTTTACGGCAGAATCTTATTACTAAAAAAGACGGAGTCTTTACAGATGACAGGCGGAGGTGGTCTTTTACAACTCGTCGCCAGAGGAAAACAGGATGTTTTCTTAACAGGAAATCCCCAAATTACATGGTTTAAAATGGTGTATCGGCGGTATACAAACTTCGCGATCGAGTCGATGCCGATGTATTTCGACGGCGACCCTGATTTCGGGAAACGCATATCATGTCTTGTTCCCCGACGCGGGGATCTTCTTGGCCCGATTTTTCTGGAAGTCACATTACCTCGCCTCATATTGTCGACTAATAAGTCAGTCGCTTCCTATGTGAATGCGGTCGGCCACGCACTAATTCAAGAGATCTCAATTGAAATTGGTGAGCAGGAAATCGATAAGCAGACAGGTGAGTGGATGGAGATCTGGTCCAATTTAACGACAACGGAGGAGACACGCTTCGGCTTTTACGATATGATTGGCAAGGTCGATGGATATATTCCGCCGACATTGTATGGCCCTTTAAAACTCTATATCCCTCTTCGTTTCTGGTTTTGTAAGAACCCTGGACTGTTTCTTCCGCTCCTGGCTCTCCAATATCACCCGATTCGTATCAATCTCACCCTGAGACCTCTCCAGCAGATGTTTTATTCAGATGCTCTTATTGCCAACTGCGATACAACGACAGTTGATCCTGTTAAAATTATTGACATGCAGTTGTGGGGTGATTATGTCCACTTGGATGTGGAGGAGCGTCGGCGGTTTGTGGCGAACTCACACGAATATCTAATTGAGCAGGTTCAGTATAGTCCTTCGGTTGGACTCATTTCGTCGGCCACCTCCTTTCCTGTTCGCCTCGAGTTCAATCATCCGATCCGTGAATTTGTCTTTATTATCCAAAAGAACGTCATGGAATCCTATCACGAATGGTTTAATTACAGCAGTCTCGCAATTTCCGAAAATGGTCGGAGAGAAGATTTATTAACATCGGCAGTTCTTCAGCTCGATGGACAGGATCGCTTCCAGGAAAGAGACGCGGGCTATTTCCGTCTTGTCCAGCCGTGGCAGCGTCATACTGTCATTCCGAATGAAGACTATCTATATCTCTACAGTTTCGCACTGAGACCCGAGGATTTACAGCCTACGGGTTCTATGAATGCGAGTCGTATTGATAATATTATCTGGCAGCTCACGATCAATCAGGGAACAAGTCCTGCGAGGGGAAATTGCTCGGCTCGTGTCTATGCGACAAATCATAATGTTCTTCGTGTCGTCGATGGCTTTGGCGGTCTACTCTTTACGATTTAAGAGAGGCCTCAAATAGCAAGAGCCATGGAGACAACACACGGAGAATATTGGGGTGGCCATGTTTTACCCTATTGGGTATTTCTAGTCGTAACGGCCCTACCGATGACGGGATTCTTTGGACTCGACCATTTGCTTTTTAAGTCACCCTCTACGGCTTTATCCAAATGTCTAGTAAATATCTTCACTCTGGGCCTTTGGTATTTCTATGATATTATTCAGGCCTTCTCTGATAAACATTATGTCAAACATTTTGGTCTGAGTGTTCCGTTCTATGGTCCCAAGGGCCTGGCGTTCAACTATTTCAGTGATATCGTGGGCGATGAGAAGAATGTTTTAGATAAGTCGTCTGTGTCAGTGGTGTCCATTCTCATATTCGCATTGTATATCGTTACTCTTCTTGTTCCTCTCGGTGTCAGCAATTTCGTAGCAGGTGATACAGTTGGAGGCACCTATAAGCTTCTTCTATCACTTACGCCCCTACTAGGACTTTTAATGATACCCATCTTCTGGGGAGAAGGCCTCTATGAACTGTATACAGTCATAACAAAACCGAATGATATCTTTGAGAAGGGTGTTCCCCGCCTCTTTCCCCTGACTCTCTTTATTGAGGAGCGTGGGTTCTCACCGAACTTGCTGAATCCCGATGCCTTGAAGAAGGCTTTGAAGGAACGATCTGAAGTGCCGCCGACGAATCTCTACACGACCTTTGTAAAGCCGATACTCTCCATCCTAGGCATTAAGGATCCGATGGAGATTCTTGATACGGCGAAGTGCCAGGTTGTTCCTCCGATTGAAAAGACTGCGAAGGCAGTGATTGTCGCGGGTGAAGGGGCAGCCAAACTCGCGGAGAAAGTGCCAGTGATCGCACAGGGTGTCACAAACAAACTAACGGCCTTTACCGATCCTGCGAAGCTGAAAGAGGCCGCACTCAAATCGGCGGCTGCCCAGGTTGGTGGATCTGTGACAGCCACTACAGATACGACAGGAGAAAAGACCCCGATTGATATGGTTATCTTGGGTGGCATCGTTCTTTTGAGTATGGGTGGTCTAGGGGCCGCGGTCTTAAGAAAGATGGCTTCAGTAGAGAAGAATGTCTCAACTGACTCCCCTCCAAACCCAGGAGCAGTTTGAGATCCTTTTGGGACGTGTTCCTACAAAAGATCCCATACCCCCTCTATCGATCGTGTATTTCACTGCGAAATGGTGCGGTGCCTGTAAGCGTCTTGATTTAGATAAAATCGTAAAGTCTGTGCCACATGCCTCTTGGTTAAAGTGTGATATTGACGAGAATGATTATACGGCGGGATTCTGTGGTATCCGCTCTATACCGACCTTCTTGGTCTTAAAGAATATGAAAGTCGAGGGCACTCTCGGCGAATCGAAAACGGAGAACGTAATTGAGTGGCTAAAAAAGTTAACACAGTGAATATAGAATGGAGTATCGTGTAGATATACTTATTGTTGGGGCAGGCATAGCAGGGCTTCGGTGTGGCATAGAATTGCTGAACCAAAATCCTAAGAAAACAGTTCTAATACTTGAAAAATACAATTACAGTGGCGGCCGCGTGGTGACCTATTCAACTGAGATCGAGTCAAAGAAGTATCAGTGGGAAAATGGAGCAGGTCGTATTTCAGACACACATTTGAAAGTCCACGATCTTATAAATAAGTATGGTCTCGAGACGTTCTCTCTGAGCAAGACACAACTCTGGATTCCGACATATGATGCGAAACCGGAAGAGAATCCGTTTGATCATACGATGGAGATGATGATCCCTATTTTCAAAAAACTCCAGCCAAAAGATCTGGCAACCCACACGTTGATGGAACTCTCGGTCAAACTCCTGGGTCCCTACAAAGCGAAGGAACTCTTCGAGCCCTTTCCGTATCGGGCAGAAGTCAACACCTTGAGGGCCGATCTGGCTATTGAATCCTTTTCAAATGAGATGGGTCCAGGCGAAGAGTTCAGTGTAGTCAAGACTGGATTGACATCCTTGATGGACAAGATGACGGAGGACTTCAAGAAAAAGGGGGGGAAACTCTTCATGAAGCAGGATGTCCAGGATGTTCAACAAGAAGGAAATCTTGTCCATGTAATTACACGGACTCCGCATGGAAAAGTCGTATGGAAGGCCCCGATTACAATTCTCGCACTCCATGTTGACGCCCTACGAGGATTGCCTTCATTCAAGGAAGCACCTGTTACAAAACTTCTAAAGATGGAGCCCTTGATGCGATGTTATGCTGTCTTTGATACTCCGTGTATGAAAGGCATTGAGCGGTTTGTGACACCGACACCGCTCCGTTATTTCATTCCGATAAGTGATACGGTTGCGATGATCTCGTATACGGAGTCTGGAGATGCGACAAGGCTGATGAAGATGTCAGATGGTGTTCTGAAACATTATTTAGTGAATCAGCTCAGGGATCTTCTTCCTGACAGGGAGATACCCGACCCGATCTTTTTCAAGAAGCATCCATGGACATCAGGATGCACATACTGGCTTCCTGGTTCATATAATGTAGAGGAAGAATCAAAAAAGGCTCACCATCCTTTTCCTGATACAATGCCTGGAGTCTACTGCTGTGGAGAGAGTTACTCCCTAAGACAAGCGTGGATGGAAGGGGCGTTGGAATCGGCTGACTTCTTGCTTGAGGACTGTTTGGACCTTTGACCCTGGGTATACTTGTTGTTTGTTGCGATAGGATTAACAGGAAACTGAGTGTAATAGATATTCTTGAGGCCGTATTCCCGTTGGCACTTGCCGAGGAAGACTTCACAGAAATGACAGGGCCGTGAATAGCAGAAGGTCCTCTCTCCGGTCTCCTTGTGTTCATGGATCTTCATAATAAACAAGTCGCAGCCCTTCAAAAGGGTTAGGTCTCCGACTTGTTTAATGACGTTTCGTTCGGCGCAGATGGTGTAATGACCATAGCCTGAACCTCTCGAACGGCTCCCGATGCGGTTTGAGGCGACCTTCAGAACCTTACCACGGCAGACTAAGAGGGCAAGATGAAAGCTGTGCATCTTGTCGGATTGCTGGAGACGCATTGTGTTTGGGTCGTCAAGGAAGGCGTCGAGAAGGCCCTGGTGCGAAGGCTTAACAACTTGTGAGGACATACTGGATGACGCCTTTTTGGTGAGCAGCCGTTTCAAATTTATTAGGTGGCCCTAGTAGAATGGTCGTTCACAACTTTGTCTTAGAGGCTGGAGATGAACTGCGGGTGACATGCGCGGGTGCAGCGGCTGCGGCTGCGAATGGAAATAGCAATGGCTTTTCAAATGAAGGGTCAAACTCTGGCAACAATGCTAGCAGCAATACATCTTCTTTCGGCGGCGGCAAGGGAAAGAAGAACAAGAATAATACACGGAAGCAGGAGGGCGGCAAGAAGAAGCTCAGCGGCTTCATGAAGTTCTCCAAGCAGGAGCGTGCGTCTGTTCTGAAGGAGAACCCTGGCATCGAATTCGCGGGCGTCGGCAAGAAGCTCGGCGAGAAGTGGCGTGCCCTATCGGATGCTGAGAAGAAGCGGTATTAGATGTAAAACTTGTGGATTTCAATATGAATTCCCTTTTCAATGTATAAACGTGTTGGTTTTGACCTTTCCTTTGTTTCAGGGACATCGACTTCGTTACAGCCGTGATATCCAGGATTCATCTCTAGCCATTTCAACTCCTCATCAATGGCCTCCTTGTGTTTGGCTTTGACTGCGGCCACTGCTTCCTCATATCGTAAATATGCATCAGGGTATGGATCGCCATTTTCGATAACAATGTAGATAAACATTTACTAGGAGCTTTGAAATCTTTTTGGTTTATTGACACCCTGCCGAGCGAGTTCGTCAGCAATATGGTTACCCGACCATGGAAAGAGATGCTCTTTGCCGACTTGGTGGGCCCTTACGTGTTGGAGCATGACCTTTGGATTACGCTGTAATTGGTCTGATATGCTGCGGATTAAATCCAGATTCTGGATTTCCCCGCCGTCACTCTTCACCCATCCGGACTTTCTCCATTTGGGCAGCCACTTTGTAAGACAATTAATACTGTATTCGGAATCAGACCAGACCGTGATGGTATTGAATTTGCTGTAGAGTTCTTCTTTGTTGGTGTCGACGAAGTCGAGGGCGGCTTGGATGGCTTTGAGCTCTCCGCGGTTATTTGTCTGAGGTTCTGAGGCCATGAGGGCTTCGGCGATGTCGAGGCTGCGATCAGGGCTCGAATAGAAGTGGACGCCGAAGCCGCCTTTGGCCGCCTTCGTGCCGTTGTTTGTGCACGCACCGTCAGTGAAGATATGGAAGACATCTTTCTGGGTTGTGGTGTCTTGAATGATGGGATCTTGTTTAGGTGTAAAGACATATGTCTTGGACACAGGTGTTTCAGAGGACTTCTGTTCAGGTTGACCAGGAGTCTGATGAAAGTGTTTTTCAAAAAAACGGGAAACGGACATTCTACCTATTTATCTCTTATTTCCTTTGGGTCCTTACCCTTTGGGTCCTTACCCTTTGGGTCCTTACCCTTTGGGTCTTGCGTGTCTTTCTATTATTTTTGCGACCTCCTTTCTGTGTGTTTAAAGATGCTAGTTTGTTTTTATAACG